CGACATTTCGGTCTGATTTTCGATTTGCTGCTGGTACCTAGCAGCCATTGTCTGCCAATACTTCACTTCGCGTTTAAGCTGGTGGATTTTGGTGTTTAGATTTTCTGTTTGTGTATTCATCTCTTAATAGTTTTAGTGTGTATTCGCCAAGATTGACCGCTTCAATGTCCTTCATCAGCTGGTAAATTTCAATCATGGTGTTTTGCGGTGCTTTTCGCAGGTAAATTTTTGCCTTTGGTATGGCAGCAGCAAGGCGTTTACCCTGCCGGATTAGTTCTTCATCAGTCCAATTTTTGTAGTTCATCGATTATTTGAAAAAGTTGTAGTGCGATTTGCGGAACGATTGCGTTTCCATACCCCTTTATGCTTTCATTTCGCCACTTTGAAAAGGTAATTCCGTCCAATTCGGTGGGAAGCCCATCATTTCCGCCACAAATCGGGGATTGAGTTGGGAAGTTTTGCCAAGTTGATTGAACGCATCTGGTAGCGAATTGGTGTGATTTCTGCCTGATTTTTTTAATGTTTCCGATGTCCTGGCTCCCTTGTAATCTCTCGTTGCTGGTGTTGGTAGCATCCCCATTGCCATTGCCCTGTTCAGCGTTACCGAGTGCATTGATCCTTCCTTCACTTGGGTTGATTTCATTGTTGCCGTTGCATTGGTGCTGTCCATTACTGTCGGGGTGGGTAGCATTCCCAAACTTGCTTTGCCACTCAACATTGATGCTGTTCCGTCTGACCTTAATTGGCCTTTCCAATCCCCTGCAATTACGGTAGGCAAGAAACCAGCATCTATCCCTTCGGTGCGGTGCGTTTTTGGCCGCAGCTGGAATAATAAACGGTTGAACTTCGTACCCTTCATTTTCCAAGTCAAGACACACCTGCTCGAAAACCAGTCCCCCGTCAATATTTGTGATACCAAAGACATTTTCTGCAATGACCCATGTGGGTTTAATCTCTTGAATTGCTCTAAGCATTTCGCCCCACAAGTAGCGTTCGTCATCTTTCCCTTTTCGTTTCCCAGCAAGGCTGAACGGTTGGCAGGGGAAACCCCCGGTGAGAATATCAATTCTATTTGCATATTTTTTAAAATCAGTTTTGCATATATCAATGTGGCTGTCGGCATTCGGCCAATAGTAATCTAAAACCCTGCGGGGGAATTCCATCCATTCGCAATGAAATACATTTTCCCACCCCATCCATTCGGCTGCAAGGTCAAAGCCCCCGATGCCCGAAAACAAACTGCCGTGCTTCATCGTTTGCTGCTCCCGAAAAAAGTGTAAATTTTGAACATCTCTTTGAACCTATCCGATAAGCGTTCACCATATTTTGTTTTGAGCATTTCAGCATTGAAATTGGTGGTGACAAATGTCCGCGCCCTATTTTCATATCGCAGGAACAGCAGGTCTTTTACCGGGTTCATTTTGTTTCCGTAATTGCTTACGCTTTCCATTTCTGCACCTAGGTCATCAATTATTAGCATTCCGGTTTCGCGTTTGATTATTTCAATCTCACCATTTTGGGCGACAAGGTGACACAATTTTGCGACATTGATAAATTCGCATTTCATACCCATTAGGTTCAAAGCATCATTTGCCAACCTGAATATGGTTGTTTTTCCGTTCCCGATTTGCCCATTCAAGATAATGCCATTGTCACCATTCCAAATGTGATTAATTATTTTGAGTTCAGGTTCAGAAAATACCCAGTCAATTTTCCGGTGCTTTGCAAATTTCTGCATGAGTGCGGCAATCTTCTGCGAATCATGGTTTGGTTTTGGCGGTTCGCTGGTTAGTTTTTTTTCAACGAAAGCAATAAGGTGGTCAATTTGGTTTTCCATTATAGTTTTTGATTTGTGTAGTCAACTCCTTTAAGTTTCTGCATGAGTGGGTGTGAGTGGTCAACATTCAATTCATTAGGCTGTGACATTGGTTTCAGATAAGGAATTGTGTTTGCCAGTTTCGTTTTCCAGTTTTTTATTTTTTGCCCTTTGCCGTCGCGCCACTTGTTTTCCACCCAGCTGTCAAATTTGGCGTTAAGGGTAAATTCATATCCATTGTTTCCATTCACCAAACTTAAACCATATTGAACAAAAACTTCGCGCGCTGGTATATCTGTATTCCTTACATTATCATTATCAATATCAATATCATTATCATTATCAATATCATTATCAGCTTTTTTTGCTTTCGTTTGCTTTTCAAAAAAACCATTTGCTTTTTTTGCTTCTGTTTGCTTTTTAGGTCTGCCACCTAATTTTCCGCTATCGCTTCGCTTTTTGCATACATCTTCGTACAACTTCAAATCCCTTTTTAATTGCTGTTTGATTGGCTCAAATGCCAGTTGTAAATACAAATCAGGTGTTGCCGGCTTTTCGTCATTGACATACGCGAAAATGTGTTTAATAAGTTTACCTGCCAATTCATCAGGCAGTAACTTAAAAATGCTCTGTTGGTCTGTGTAGAGCAGGAAGGACTTTTTATCCTTTGCCATTGTGTAGTGTTTTAAAAACAAAAACCCCCACGCTTTCAAAGTTGGAACCGGCTCCAAGATAGCCGCCTTTTACTTGCGTAGGGGTTGTTGAATTATTTTTTCTCATTGCTTGGTAATTTCGGCAGGGGTTCCAGTCCTGATGTTCCGATATGCAAATATACAACTTTATTCCTGATCTATTTCTATTTGCTCAACTTTTCGCAAAATATCTCTTGCAAATGCTTTGGCTGTTAGATCGTCAAACTGAATGACAAGGCAATCGTTGGCTGCGTCAGTGATGCAGATTTCAACAAAGGTTTTGTGAATTTGAAGTTCTGCCCGTGTGCCATGCCCGTTGTCATCGTGATAAATAACTAGTTCCTCAATCATTTTGCACCTCTCTTTCTGCCCATTGCTGTTCGTGCCGGTACTGGTCAAGTGCCATTGCGTTAGACCAGCCGCGTTCCCATTCTTCAAACATTGGTGTGTGTTGACGGTGGGGGTTGTCGCCATCGTGAAAGCCCTTACAAAACAAATTGTAGGCTTCTGCCCCTTGCATTTCGATTTCCATGCTGCAAATATAGTATAAAAATATAAACTTGCAAATTTATTTTGAAAAAAAGATATTTTTTTTTATACCTTTGTGCTGTGCAAAAGCACACAAAACTCTACTTAAAGCATTTTGGTTACGATGTAACCGACTTTATAGGCTGCGAAGTTTGTGGGGCAAAGGCAGTTGACATTCACCACATTGAACCCCGTGGAATGGGGGGCAGTAAAAAAGCTGATACCATTGACAATCTTATGGCATTATGCCGGGAGTGTCATATCGAATACGGGGATAAAAAGCAGCACAAATTCCGGCTGCATATTTGCCACCAACTCAAATTAAGTGAAGCGCGATGAGATTATTTTGCAACTGGCTTCGGCTGACTGGCTCAAACAAGCGGTTAAAAACATTGGCGGCAACCTTTCGGGCGACTTGTATCAAGAATTTTTTGTGGTTGTTTGCAGCAAGCCGGATGAAGAAATCGAACGCATACACGCGGACGGGTATTTGTCTTGGTGGTGCATCCGCATCTTGGTTCGTCTATTCCACGGCAACGGCAAACAAAAGTTTTACCGGGAGTTCAGAAAGCCATCGGACAGCCTGCCCGAACACCTTGACGACCTTTCAGACGAGTATAACGAAGACGAATATCAGCGGCAACTTTTGGCACTCAAACATGACGAGCAATTTTATGGGCGTGTGGCAAAGGATCACAACCGCGCTGATTGGTATGTCCGAATTTTATGGGAAATGTATAGCAAGAACCGGAGCATGAAACAAATCAGTAGGGATAGTGGCATCAACTTCCGGGAAATACAGACGATAATAAACGCAATGAAAGACGAAATACGCAGACAATATGACAGACATAATCCTTAAATCAATCCTGATTGCCTGCACTTGCCTGCTGGCATCGCGGTATTTCTTCCCGCCCCTGATTTCATTTATCACACGCAAGAACAGCTACTTCCGCAAATCGGTGAAGCCGTTTGAGTGTGCCTTTTGTTTGTCATGGTGGACGGCTCTGTGCTACTTGCTTTTTATTGGTGAACCCTGGGCTATCCCGGCGGCGGCGTTTGCTTCCATTGTAGCGGCTCAAATTGATAAAAAGTTATGAAGTTAGGTTGGTGGCTTTGCGCGTCTGTGATTTGCTCTTATCTGTGCTTTGCATATTTTCATGGACAAAATGTGTCCACATGGCCGGAAAAGGTTGTAATCGTTTGGTTGCTACTGACCGGGCTTTGTTGGTTAAATATTTTAATAGTTTCATACCTTGGAATTAAAAAACGAACTTAAACCGCACCTGCAACAACTTCACCGCACCGGCACAATGCACTTGCCGCAAGAACTTTACAACCAGGTGCGCGACGAATACGAACGCAGAAATGGGCGTAAATTGCCGCCTTGTTCCACTTGCTTACAAGATTTTATTAAACAGATATGCAGAGAGTAAAACATAGCGGCAACGCAGGGGATTTAATTTACAGCCTGCCGGCCATGCGGGCAATCGGTCAGGACATCGAATTGGTTTTAGTTCCAAATATTCCCCTACAAGCCGTTGGCGAACACCCAAACAACGGAGTGCAACTCACCACCCAAATGTGCGATATGCTGCGCCCCTTGTTATTTGCTACCGGGTTTATCAAGTCGGTTCAGATAACTGAAACACCCGAACGGATTGATTACGACTTCGACCTATTCAGGAAGTTCCACAACTACACCGGGCATATCAGCCAATGGTACTTCCACATCTACCCAAAATTGACCTGCGATTTATCCGAGCCGATTAAATTCAAGTGGACTGAACAATTCAAAACCGACCGCCCGATCATCTTGAACCGCACCGCCCGGTACCACAACCCCACTTTTGATTATTCAGTCCTTGCTCCCTATCAGGATAAAATAACCTTTGTAGGATTGCCGCAGGAGTTCAAAGTAATATCGGCAAAACTGCCCAGAATTACTTACAGCGAAGTGAAGGATTTTTGGCAGCTCGCCGGGTACATTTCTAATTGTGAGCTATTCATCGGCAATCAGTCAATGGCATACGCAATCGCAGAGGTAATGAAGCACCCCCGAATAGTTGAAGTATGCCCCTACGCAAACAATGTCATCCCGACCGGGGCAAATGGCTATGGCGCGTTTACCGTGATGAACCTGATACAAATAATGAAATACAAATATGGCTAATAAGAAAAGTCCTATCACACGCGAACCCGGGCAAAAGCACTTTGTCAAAAGTGGGGTTCAGTATTACAAAGACGAATTGAACAACTGGTTTTGCGCCTACATAAAGCAGGATGACCTTGTGGGCGGTGGCAACGAAGAACCGCGCAATTCAAACGAACTGAATGACACGCGGCTGCAAAGAATAAAACAAATCACGGGCAAACAGAACCCGGCAGTTTTGGATTACGGCTGCGGCAACGGGTTAATGGTTAGATATTTTCAGGCGCAAGGGGTGAGGGGCAATGGCTTCGACAAGTTCAACCCAAAATTTAACCGCCTTGAACTTGGCACTGGTTACGATTGCGTCACACTGACCGAAGTAATTGAACACCTTACAGAGCCGTGGAATGAACTGAAACAGATACACGACTGCCTTGCACCCAACGGCAAAGTAATGATTGAAACCTCGTTTACCGATTGGCTAACGCCTGATGACATCTATGTTGAGCCGAGTGTCGGACATTGCACCATTTTTTCACACATCGGACTTGACCACCTGATGGCGCGGTTTGGATTTCAGCCGGGCGTTCACATCAATCGCAATGTTAGAATTTATGAAGTGGGTTAAAATTACAGAGGTTCGCTACAACGAAAACAACCCCCGTGTCATTCGTGATGAGAAGTTCGCGAAGTTAAAGCGGTCAATAATTGAGTTCCCCGAAATGCTTGAAAAACGCCCGCTTGTTTGCGTTACTCGTGATGACGGCAAGTTAATGGTACTTGGGGGCAATATGCGGTTAAAAGCCCTCAATGACATCGGGGCGGCAGAAGTACCCGTTATATTGGCAGACGATTGGAGTGAAGAACAACGGGCAAGGTTTTTGATTGCTGACAATGTGGGTTTTGGGGAATGGGATTGGGATGAATTGGCGAATAATTGGGATGCCGCAAACCTATCTGATTGGGGTGTGGACATACCTACCGAAAAAGATACTGAACTTGAAATGAAAGAGTGCTGCCCGACTTGTGGCAAATAAACTATACAGCGAAAATACAGCGATGCCAAATCCTGAAAATCTCATACCACACAAAATGCAGCCGGGGACTACTTTAAACCCCAACGGCAGACCCAAAAAAATAGAAACAGTCCTGCGCGATTACTTCCTGGCCGAAGCGAATATCAAGTTGAGCAAATCGCAGGTAGAAGACATCATCAAAAATGTGCTATCCAAAACCCGCTCCGAACTTATGGAGCTGGCAAAGAATGACGAACTGCCTTTTTGGATTAGCCTGATTGCAAAGAAAGCGGCAAGGGATTATGACAAGGGCAGCATTCACATTTTGGATGTGCTGTTTGATCGGGTGTACGGCAAGCCAAAAGAAACGGCAGATGTCAACCAAACGGTGCAGGGCAAAGTAGAAATAACATTAGATTTAGGCAAATGACAATAAGAAGACAGCGCAACGCACGAAGGCGCAAACGCACACGCAAGCCGATAGCCAAATTGAGTTTGATTTACGCTTGTATGCGGGTTAAAAGAATTATGGAACTTTACAACATAGTTAGGGGATTACAATGAAAAAAAATATAATAATAATTCTATCGGCATGGGCTCTGGCTTATGTGTTTACATCGTTCAATTTATGGGAATTAAACCCACATAATTGGGCAAAAGAAGTGAGAGAAGTATTTTCATACATTTGCATTTTCTTAATTGTTTTAATGCCTTTACTGAATAAAATTTTGGAAATAGACAAATGAAGATACTCGCACTTTGGGAAGGCATGGGTGGGGTTGAATATCACCGCTTGTATTCACCCCTGAAATACCTGCAAATTAACCACAGCGACAAAGTTGATGTCGAAATCTGCACAGAAATAAACGAAAAGGGGCTGCCCGATTTACGGGGGTATGACCTTGTTCTGTTCAACAGATACATCGGGGCGCGCCATTACGATGTCCTTGTTCACCTCGCAAAGTATAATATCCCGTACATTATCGACATTGACGACTATTGGGTGCTTCCCCGATTTCACCACGCTTATAGGTGGTTCAAATCCAACCAAATCAAATCAGCCATAACCGATGCGATTAACTACGCCTACGCAGTTACAACAACTACCCCGGAATTGGCAGAGAAAATCAGGCCATTAAATAAAAATGTGGCAGTCATTCCGAACACCTTAAACCTGACAGACGAACAATGGCTGGCAGAGCCGACCGCATCCGATAAAATCCGCTTCGGGTGGGTTGGTGGACTTACCCATGCAAACGACATTCAAATCATTTGCGACAGCATTGCGGATATTTGCGCTGCCTATCCCGACCGGGTGGAGTTCTACTTGTGCGGATATGAGCAGCACCACATCTGGCAGTCAATCCTTTACCGATTTAACGGGGCAGCCGACAAGGTGCG